TGTCGAAGGCGTGATCCTCGGCCTCAGTGTCAACGTCGTCCGGATCGTCTGGATCCGGCTCCAGCGTCGGCACGGTGCGGATGGTGTGCACGCATGTCTCGAAGATCGCCAGCTCGTCCCGCTCGAATGCCTGCTTAACCAGCAGCGCGCCGGCCTTGCGCGAGCCTGGGCCCGCCCACCAGGGCCGAAACACCAGCCCGGCCGCCCGGAACGTCTGCGCGTGCGTGTTCTGCACCCCATACTGCCCGCCGCCCTTGGCAAACAGGTCCGGGCCCGTGAGGCGCAGGCTCACCTCGTAGCCCATGCGCTCATCGTGCTCCTCGCGCGCCTTGATCTTCTGCGCCACCTTGTCGGGCGTCTCCTTGACACCGACGTTGGGCAGCAGCTTGCCGTCATCGTCCTTTGCGCAGCCGTACAGCTCGCGGAACAGGTAGGTCTTGCCCTCGGGATCCTTGGCGAACCAGCCCGCGGCATAGGGCTTGCCGTAGCCCCAGTCCATGGCCTGCCAGAGCTTCCAGTGCGCGGGGATCGGGAACGGCTTGACGATGTGCCGCGCCGGATCCCATGCGCCCTCCAGGAACGCGCCGATGTTGATGTCCCAGTCGCCGTGCAGCCATGCCTTGCGCCGGTTCGGGTCGCGCGTGCCCTCCAACGTGCCCAGATAGTCCGGATCCACCGCCAGGAGCGTGCTGTTCTCGTGGATGTCCGAATGCACGTAGGCCCGCTCCCGGCCATTCTGGTCGCGGATGATGGTCATGGGCGGAACGCCGCCGCGGCCGAGGCAGAAGCGCTCCTTGACCCATGCATGCCCCCGGCCGTAGGGGTTGGTCGTGGCCCGGATCATCCGCGGCATGCCCGGCTGGCTCGAGCGGCAGCACGAGTGCATGGACTCGTAGAAGCCGGCGTCCCGCCAGTTGGTCAGCTCCTCAAAGCCGATCCACGGGTACTCGTGGCCGTGGTAGTTCCAGTAGTCGTCCTCCACCCGGCCATGGCGCAGCAGCAATTCCTCGCCAGTCGGAAAGGTCCAGCGGAAGTCGGCCTCGTTGAACTTGGCCGCCGGCCAGAACTGGCGAAACCAGCGCTTGGATTTCTTGACGACATCGGCGAGCTGCGGGTACGTCTCGCGGAACAGCACGCCGCGCCACGCCGGGCCGAACCCCACGCCCACGAACTGGGCGAAGGACATCAGGAGGGCGTCCGTCTTGCCGCCGCCCCGGGTGCCCTCCAGCAGGCACTCGAAGACGGGGCAGGACAGGAAATGGACCTGGCTGCCGGGGTGCGGGCGCCAAGCGATGGGAGGCAGCTTCATGCGGACTGAGGCCGCCTCGTCATAGAGTGCTGCCGGGATGGATCTGGCGCTTGGCGGCTACGTACGCTGCATGCGCCTCTTCGGCGGTCGGAAAGGTTCCGAGATGCCTTCGACTACCGCCGACCATGATTCGAGATTGGAACCCGGTCTTGTGAGGGTACACGCCGAGCAGCCCAGTGCGGCTATTGCGATTGGCGCGGCGGCGGTTCTGGCTATTGATTGCGCCAGTGACTACGCGAAGATTTCTAAATCGATTGTCCTCGCGCTGCCCATTGATATGGTCGACCTCGCCTTGGGGCCACTCACCAGTCATGTAAAACCAGGCGAGGCGATGGGCTCTGTGTAGCACCCCGTCAACCGCGACGACGCAATAGCGGCGCTCGTTCGTGCATCCAGCCACCTCGCCCGCACGGACGTTCCCCCTCGGGGACACTTTCCACCGAAAGATGCCCGTCTCCGGGTCATATTCGAGCAACTCAAAAAGACGTTCGCGTACTAGCATTTTGTTGAGACCGTTCTCCACGATTGCCGCCTCACTACTTGCGAGCCTCCAACGGATTGACCTCGCGCGGCGCCGTGAACAAGCGTGTGCGGGCGGCGGTCGCGTTCGGCATCAGGAGCTTGTTCCCAGGTGGTCGGCCCGGGTGAAAGGTAGGAGGCTCCCGCGAGTGCAGCTATCGTCCGGCTCGCGGGGATTGGCGGCGCCGGAAAGTCACGCCTCGGCGATCCGCGCCCGCAGCAGCGCCCGCAGGTTCTCCATGCCCTGCTCGCGCGCCGCCTTGTACTCGGCGGCCCGGTCGCCGCATTCCTCGGTCGCGTCGCCGCAGCATTCGCATACGTGAATCTTTGCCTGCAACTCAGGCAGGCTCATGGACCGCGTCCGGTCGTCCGTGCCGAGCCCGAGCCAGCTATCAATCAGGCGCTGGATCTGCTTGTCGGTGTAGCGCATCACTTTCCTCCCTGAGCCGCCCAAGAGGCGCTGTCGGCTGCCAGGCCGGGAACCACCAGCACGCCCGACGTCGGTGCGGCGTTCGGGTCCGGCGGGTCTTCCCGCAGCCGATCCTTGCTGGCCTGCAGCACCGCCAGCGCGGGCGCCATCGACTCGTTGGCCATCTTGGTCAGCACCGCCACGCCCTTGAGCGCATCCTGCGACTTGAGCGGCTCGGCGTCGTCCACCTTCTGCAGTTCCGTATTCGCCATGGCATGCAGCCGAAGCGAACTCTTGGCGCCGAGGCGCGTGGCTGCCAGGACATCGTTCTGGAGCCCGCGGATTTCATCGGCCAACGACAGGGCGCTGTATTGCCGCGCAACGGGCAGTTCGGCCAGCGCCGTCTGGGCAATCGCAACCTTTTCCGCAACTTCCCGCACCTGTTGCGAAACTTGCGTAACCCGGCGAGTGATCTGGCTGGCATGCACCCCGAACTCCCGGGCCAAGGCGCTTGCCGACTCGCTCGCAGCCAGCCGGCGCTCGATCTCGGCCCACTGCTCCGGGCTTAGCTTGGATGGACGGGCCATCAGTTCCTTCCTTCCGGGATTTCCACGATCTCGACCTTGCTGGGCTGCAGCAGCACGGTCCCGAACTTCTTGCTGGCGGCGTCCATGTACCGGCAGAACAACCGCTCGTGATCATCCTTCTGGCCACCTCCGAGCCTCTTGCCGCCGCGGTAGCCTTCCACCTTGGCCAGCATCCCAAGGGGCGTGCGGACCACGGTTCCGATGGGGAAGTCCTCCACGTCCCGGTCGCGGGTTCTCACGGGCAGGCGAAGGGCGCCGACTGGCGGGGCCACGTTGTGGGAGGCGCTGGTGATGTGCCGTGCTCGCACGAGCCGGGCGTGAACCTGCGCCAGGGGCAGGCACAGTTGCAGCGCCAGCGCTTCGGGGAAGCGGCGGAAGTTCTTGGCGATCATCAGTCCCTCCATGTGGTTGCCCTCAGCGCAGGGCTTGCTGGCCGGCGACCATCAGCAGTCCGGCGAACGGGCTGGCGGTGTCCAGCCATGCGCGGCCCGTCCTGATCTTCCAGACCATTGATCGGTCGATTCCGTACTCGTCGGCAACCTGCCCGGTCGGACGGGTGTCCACGCGGATCGCGGCGGCGCGCTCCATGTCCAGCTTGGGCGGGTTGGCGCGCCTGCGAACCGTGCAGGACGCTTTGCGCTTCATGACCGCGGCGCCCTTGTTGGAGATGTGCGCGATGGCCTTGGAGTGCTCAGCCTGGGAGCGCTGCTCGATGTGAACCGGCGCGATGCAGCGCGGGTTCTCACAGCTCACCCCGTAATAGCGGCCCGTGCGCTCCTTGCCCAGCAGGTCGGACAGCAGCCTGCGCACCGGAACGACGCCCTCGCCCTTGTTGTAGATCTGCGGGACGTCGTGGTATCCGAGCGATCCCTTCCACAGCAGGCAGTCGCCCTCCTGCTCCGTGTTTGCCTTGAGGCTGGCCACCGTGTGGACCTTGGCCGGCTTCGCCATTACTTCTGCTCCTTGTTCTCGTCCAGTTGATCCAGCGCCCACTGCGCCGCGGCGCGAAACCGGGGCGGCTCCGATGCATCCCGGGCGATCGCCTGCCATTGGTCGGCCTGGCGCTGCAGCGCAGCACGGAACGCCGCTTCCTTCTCCTGCGCGCTGGCGCCGCCCTGATCCAGCCAGGCATGGCAGGGAAAGCACGCCCACACCGTGTAGCAGTCGTCCGCCTTGCGGCTCTTGCCTTTGCCGTGCACGAGCAGGTTGGAGTGCGCCGCCACCGTGGTCTCGGTCAGGCCGACGCACACGTCCGGCCGGCGGATCAGGCAGGTACGGCCGCGGGCCATCTCGAGCACCGTGGGATTGCGCCGGGCCCGGGTCTTGGGCGCCGCTTCGCCCAGCGTCCCGCCGTAGGTGCCGCGGCGGGTTGCCGGATACAGCGCCATCGGGCGGTCCTCGCGGGGGACGGCCGGCGCGTCGTGGCGCTTGGACTTGAAGCCCTTGCCCCGCTTCATGGGTGTGCGGCGCAGCATCACGCAGCCTCCCGTGGCGCCAGGTCGTAGAACGTCACGCCCAACTCGGAGGCGGCGAACGCCTCCACTTGGTCGCAGAAGGCCGAGAACTCAGTCGTGCTCAGATCCGTGCTGCTCTTGCCGATCACTTGCCCGTTGGGCAGCTCGATCACGCCGATGAACTGGCGCTTGAACTGCTCGTGCCAGGTCTCGGCGCTGAACTGGCGTCCGTTCACCACAGCCTGCTCTGCGACTTGGGCCAGGACGCCCTTGCCCCAGTAGCGGCGGTTCTGCTTTGAAGTGCGCTTGCGTCGGCCCACGGTCAGGACCCAGCGGCCGCCGCCCTGCAGCACGTCCTTGAGGAAGGGAAACAGCTGCTGCTGGATGGCGATCCACGCCTGCGCGCGGTTGTGCAGTTCGATGGACAGGGCGTCGCTCACGATCCCACCTCCAGCACCATCGCCCCGCCCTTGCGGGCCTCGCCTCGCTTGAGCGTCACAGGCTCGAATTCACGGTCATCCATCAGCAACGCAGCCGCCACCCCATCGAGCACCGCCTTGGATGCCGCCAGCAGGTTGTCCAGATCGCGCTTGCGCCGGTCCGGCGGGCAGAACGTGAGCGTTACCGGCACCTGACCGCGGGTGGAGAACCACACCCCGGCGTGGCGCTTCATGGCCTCGTGCGTCAGGTAGTAGCCCGCCTTCCAGGCTTCGCCCTTGGCCGCGTGCGTGGCGCCCCAGTGCTTGCCGTTCTTCCGGTTGGGCATCAGGGACGGATCCGGGAACGGCAGCGTCACTGTCAGCGGCTTGCGCTCAATGTCGCGGGAGACGAATCCGCCTGCGCTTTCATGGCCAGCGTCAGCCGGCGCGGCAGGTCCGCGTACAGCTCCGGGCATTCCGTCGCCATCTCCCGCACCCGGTCCCACGCGTAGCGCTTCCACGCTGGGCAGGTCGCCGCCAGGCGCGCGTAGTGCGACAGCATCTCCTCGAAGTGCTTCAGGTAGTCCACTCACGCGAGCCTCCATGCGCCGCATTCGTTGACGATGTAGCCCGCGTCCTGCAGGTAGCTGATGACGCTGCGAGCCACGGCATAGGGCCAGCCGGTGATCGCGTGGAAGTCGCGGAAGGACAGCGGCCCGAGGGCCAGCAGCTGGCGGGCAGCGTGGGCGCGGGTCATGCGCGTTCCCCTTGGCCGTTCTTGCGCAGCGCGTCGGCGGCGATGTTGTAGGTGCCGTGCGCCACCCGCGCGCCGGCATCGCGCCGCGAGACGATCCGCCGCGCCCACGCCAGTCGATCCACCGTCACCGCTCGCTTGGCCGCGTCGATGATCGGCTGCAGCTTCGCGAGCTCGGCGCGCAGGCGCTCCGGGTCGGCCGGCGGCTCGGGCAGCTTCGGCGTCTCTGGCTCTGGCGCCTTGCGGCACAGGTTGCGGAACTCGATGACGTTCGGGCAGCGCTCGGGCAAGTTCTCCAGCGCCCAGGCGACGGCATCCAGCCGAGCACCGAAGCCCTGCAGCTCGTGCGCCCAGGCGGTCTTGACGTCGGCCAGGGGCGCATTGCCCATGCTCCGGTCCCAGGACGCGCCGTAGGTGGCAGCCATGCGCTGGAACAGGCGATCGATGACGGTCATGGGCAGGCTCATGCCGGGGCTCCAAGGGACAGAGGGGGTTGATCGATGACCAGGCAGGCGGGCTGGCCGGCGCGGTCGGGGTGGGTGCGGCCGGTCATCTCCTCCCAGCGGCGCATGCCGGCTTCGCGGTCTTGCGCGGCGAAGGACTGAGCGGCCGGCGCCGCAGTGATGGCGCGTGCCGGCGCTCGCTCGTCGCGGACCCAGTTGCGCCAGGTGGCGAGCCAGTCCAGCTTTCGCCCGCCCTTGCCGCTCACCCCGTGCCAGTAGTCGGCGAACTTGGCCGCCACCCGATCCGGATCCAGCTCCGGACGCTCTGCCCGGCAGAACTGCCGCCAGTCGTCCGGCAATGCGAACGGCTTGGGCAAGCGCGTAGCGCGCTGCTCTTCTGAACGTAGTGAAGAAGAGTTCTTCTCTTCTCTACTCTTATCGGTTTCGTCTGGGTTAGCGTTGGGTTCCCCATGGGTTACCGCCGGGTTACCCGTGGGTTCTGATCCGGTAACCCGTGGGTTTTGCTTGGGTTGTTTCGAGGGCCTTCCGCCCTTCGCGCCGTTCTCCCAAGCGGCCAGGAGTGACGCGTTCTGTTCGGCCCATCCGAGCACGAGAATCGTGTCGCCCTCGCGCTGGACGAACCCGGCATCGGTCAGCGCCTGCTCGAAAGCGACGGCATCGTGCGGCGCGCGGCATTGGGCCTTCAGGCCAGCCGGCGGCATGGCGTGGCGATCGGACTTGCGCGCCTGGCAGTGCGCCCACAGGCGCATGATGAACATGGGCGCCATCTCGTCACCGCCGAGCGCGTCCACCACCATGCGGGTGCGCCAGTGGTCGAGGAAGTCCGGATCGATGATCACACGGCGCTCCTCGTCCACACGCGGTAGCCATCGCGCACCAGCGGGTGCGCCGCCATGGTCAACACGCGGGCCTTGCCGGCTCGCTCCAGCTCCGGAAGCCGCCGATCGATCTGGACGACGGTCAGGCCCGTAGCCGCGGCGATCTCGTGAGCGGTCGCAGAGCCCAGCTCGTGCAGCGCCGCCAGGATCCGGCTGGCATGCCCCTTGGCGAACAGTCCTGCGCGCGCCGCGGCGGCATGGCTGGTTTCGGGGTCCGTCGCGCGAGCCCGCTGATGCGCTGCATCAGTAAGCCCTTGTCCGGCGCAAGGTGTAATCCTTGCCTTACAGACATTGCTTTCCGGCAGGTCCAAAGTAGTCGTGGGGGAGTTCAGCACCGAACACCTCGCGAAGGCAGAGAGAACGCCTGCAGGCAGCCCGGACGCAGTGCGGCGCCCTTGTGGGCCTCCACTTCGCTGTAGGTGCCCTTGGCGGACGAATTGGTGATGCGCGCGGGCGCATCGAACGCCACACGCGGCGGCACGTAGTGCGGCACGCCGCCGCTGTTGCCGCTCATGGGGCCGATCTCGACTGACTTTTTGCGGGGCATGGTTGGTGTACCGAAAGAGTTACGCTGAATTGCGGCAAGGCTCATTGCCGACGCCGGGTGGACATGTCAAAGACCTTGGCCGGTGCGCGGCCGGTGCGCTGACGAAAGCGCCGCTCCAGCGCTTCCCGGATGAACTCGTTGGCCGCCTCTTGCAGGCTGATGCCGCGCACCTCTGCGGCCCGCTGGATCTGCTCCAGCTCGGCATCGCTGAGGACGATCTCCTGCTCGCGCGGCATCTAAGGCTCTACTTTTCCGTTACGCAAAAGTGACGAAGAACCGCCCTTTCAGGCGGCAAGAAGTGCGTTGTTTGCGTGTCGCATCTCGATGACGGCGCTCGCAGAATTCGCCTCGACATGCAGCACTTCCACAGCCTTGCCCAGGACCATTTCCCGAACGACGGTGGACATCTGCCCGCCCGTGTAGTCGCAGAACGCGCGAAGCAGCGCGTACTCGTTGTCGGACAGGGACAGGTTCAGTCGGTGTTTGCGGATGTGGGCCGGATCGGCGTACATGGCATCAACTCCTGGTGTGATTTCTTCTTTTGGTCAGGGGATCAAGAGGCGTGGGCCTGGGGCTTGTCGGTCGAGCGGCGGCGCTGCCCGTTGTCGGGGTGCGCGGTGCCCTCGCATTTCTTGGGCTGCTGCTCGATCGCCAGCTCTGGCCAGATGGCTTCCCAGTCATCAGGCCGAAGGTCCTTGCGAGTGACCTTTCCCTCGGTGGCAGCCTCGATGGCGACGCAGCGAACCGGGGAAACACTCGCGCCAGGCGTGGCGAGCTGCGACAGGTAGGAGGGCGAGATGTCCAGCGCAGCAGCTAGGGCCGCCCCGTTGCCCCGTTCCTCGCGGATGTACTCGGAGAGCTTCATGGCGCCCAGTTTAGATTCGGCTAAACCGGACGTCAAGGGATTTCTAAACCCCCATGTTTATCCTCTGCTAAACATGGATGCTCATCGGAAAGCGCGGCTTCGGACGCTTATTGATGGCCCTCGATTCAAGGGGTCGCAGCAGGCGTTCGCCGAGGCGATCGGCGTCAGCAAGGGCCGCGTAACGCAGCTTCTTGATCCGAGCGAGCCCTTCGGCGAAAGGGCTGCGGCGAACATCTGCGCCAAGCTGGCGTGGCTTCCAGATCGCTGGTTTGAGGCAGGAGAGACGAATGTTCTGCCGGCCGATGTAGGAGAGCGACGGATACCAGTCATCAGCCCCATCCAGGCGGGCATGTTCCGGGAGATCGTGGATGCTTTCGCCATGGGCGAAGGCGAAGAGTTCATCTACACGGATGTCGAGTCGTCACCCTACACGTTTGCTCTGAAGATTGAGGGCCGGTCAATGCTGCCCGACTTCTTGGAGGGCGATCGCGTCATCATCGACCCGGACATACGCCCCCACTCTGGCGACTTCGTGGCAGCCCGCGACAGCAAAGGCGGTGCGACCTTCAAGAAGTACCGGCTGCGCGGCGTTGATCCGCATGGGCGCGAAGTCTTTGAACTGATCCCGCTCAACACGGACGAGTTCGACTCGGTGCGAAGCGACTTGGAGCCGCTGGAGATCATCGGGACGATGGTAGAGCACCGACGCTATCGACGCCGACGCTGATCGCGATACCGCGCCCGCGCGGCTCGTGGGCTGAACAGGAGGGAGAGGATGCGCACATCTTCGGTGATTTTTGCGGCCGTCCTTGCGACAGCGCCGGCCTTCGGGCAGAACGTGCAGAACATTCATGGCGTCGCATCGAGGGCCACCATGATCGTGTCCGGGGGCGAATACAAGTCCTGCGGCCTGCGGTTCGTCGGGATCGACATCGACCCAGCGCACCCCGCGTTCCCTGCGCATGGATGGGACTTCAACATCACCATCGGTCATGCCGGGCCTACTCAGTTGATTTCCCTGCTGAAAACGGAGGTCTCCCGTGTGCAGGGAGATCTGACATCAATAAAGAATTCGCAGCTCCTCAAGGTGGCCGAAACGTGGCTTCAGCCCGAGGGAGCGGCGCCGATCAAGCCATACAGAACCGGTGTGGCCGGCGAGAACGGGCTTTCATCGATGAGCGGCTACCCATTCGAGATGTGGGCGGACGAACTGCTAGCGATTGCCAAGGGCGAAGGGAGGCCGCTGCTGCTGGGCGTCAGGCTGGCCAGCGAGAAGGCGACCAGGATCTACCGCTTTGAGCCTAAGCTGAACCAGGAGGACGCCAAGGCTTACGTGCAATGCGTCTCAACGATGGCTGGCCAGCTGCAGCGACAGCTCGAGAGCAAGTGAAGGCCAGAACGCTGGCGCCGCTCCTCTGCGGCCTGGTGGCGCTCGGAGTCCAAGCTGGCCAGCGCTCGGCCGCCGAAGTGGCCGCCTTCAAGCGCCACACCCCCTGCCCTGCCACTGGCGAGCGTCGCGGCTCGTGTCCCGGCTACGTGGTCGATCACGTCGTGCCACTGTGCGCAGGCGGGCCGGACAAGCCCGCCAACATGCAGTGGCAGACCGTGGCTGACTCCCTGGTCAAGGACCGGGAAGAGCGCCGGGAGTGCAGGACTTTGAAGAAGAACGCCGGGAAGCCGGCCGACTAGCCGCTCCGGCAGGCCGCCTGTCATGGACGCTTACATGGCGATCAACAAACTGTTAGGATAGACCGGCTATGAAGCTCAAGCCCTTTCACTCGACGCCCGTGCGCAGGGAAGTGGTCAGCCCTGCCGAGTTTCTGCGGATCTCGAAAGAGAGCCCGCACCTGATCGCCCGCTCGCGATTTCTATCGCCTCGCAAGGGCGAGCGCGACTTCGGTGCTTTCGAGCTGCAGTACACGGTGCCCATGCTGCGCCGTGAGATTGCATGAACGGCCCGAAGCCGGGCCAGCAGCTGAAGCCGCAGCAACCGAACTTCCCGCAGCTCACGGAGGCCACGGTCCAGCGCATGCTGGCCGTGCAGGAGCAGAAGCTCTCGCTTGAGCTGAAGCAGGCCGAGATCTCCCTGCGCGAGATCGACCACAACCAGAAGATCGCCGACAAGTCCATCGAGGCGCAAGTCTCCGACCGCAGGGACGAGCGCGCAGTCGAGAAGGCGATGCACCTGCACCGCCTCGTCTTTGCGGGCGTGATCGTCGCGGCCCTGCTCGCGTTTGTCTTGGTGGCCTTGCACTGGAACAAGGATGCCCTAGTGCTAGACCTTGTGAAGGTCCTGCTCGGATTCGTCGGCGGGTGGGGGGCTTCGGCCGCGTGGCGCCACCAGAAATCCGCGCAGAAGTCGGGCGACAACGGCGACTAACGCCCGCTCGCTCCCGCCTCAAGCCGCCCCATCCGGGCGGCTTTTTCATTCCCGCCAAGCCGCCCACTGAGGCGGCTTTTTTGCGCCCGCTCATCGGGGCAAACCCTTGGGAAGCGATTTTAGTTTAGTTTTCCCTTGACTCATGGTTTAGCTTGTCCTAAACTGCATCCCATCAGCCCACCCCGGGCTCAATGGAGCGAAGAGAGATGAGCGAACCGAGCAACAGCGAGCAGAACACGTCGAAGCCGCAGCGGTACGTGTCCCCTCATGGCTACACCGACGACTACGGCCCGAACGTCTCGAACATCCTGACGAGCGGCATGCGTGTCGTCGTCGGCCGCGTGCCCGCCTCTGTTCGAGCCGAACTGCGCACCGCCGTCAAGGACGGTGTTCTCGGTCATCTGAAGAAGGACGGGCTCAAGCCGGAAATCTTCTTTCACCCCTCCCACAAGAACGGGGCGATTGAACGGCAGAAGCGCGAAGCCGCCTACAGCGTGAGCTGCATCGCTGGAGTCATGGCGACCCCGGCGGAGGTTCGGGCCGCGATCACTGCCAGCGTTGGCGCCACCAGCGAAACCGATCCAGCCGCAGTCGCAGCCATCGCCAATGCCCTCGGGAGTGCCGCATGAGCTACAGCAGCGACCCCGTCCTCGATGAGATGCGCCACTCCGACGCACAGGACGCCTCCACGGAGCGCCTGGTGATCGAGAAGGAGCTGGCCAAGCAGGAGATCGCCAATCAGTTCCTGCTGATCGAGCGACTCCCGCTGGCGCAGATCACCCTGCCGGCCGTCGTGAACACGCGAGTGGTGAGCGTTCCGATGCCCGAAGCCCTGCTGGAGTTGATCCACGAGGGCGAAGTCGATGCCCTGCTGCTCAAGGTGCTGCAGGACTCGCCGTGCGCGCTGGTGGCGCAACTGCGGGCCGGGCTGTGCGCCAAGTGGCAGGACAAGCAGGTCGATTGGCTTGCCGAAGCGAGGGCCTAAGCATGAGCAGCAAGCACACCCCGGGGCCGATCCCCGCCCGCCTTCACGAGGAGTTCAAGGGTTGGATGTCGATCGTCTATGACGACGACGACCTGCCGGGCGGCGCGTGGTTCGCGCTGCTGGAAGAGCACGCGGGCGAGTTCATGCGCACGCACAAGCTTCGCGGCGATACCAACGACGCCGCGCACCAAGCCCTGCAGCTTCTCGGGGATGCGGCATGAGCCTCTACCTCGTAAAGATCAAGAACGGCTCTGTGGTGCTCAAGCAGTTTGAAGCCATGGGCTATTCCCGCAGGCAAGTCGCCGAGCAGAACCATGACCTCGCGTGGTTGTTGGGCGGCTATGTGGTTGTCGACCCCATCAAGGACGGAGGCGGCCAGTGAACACCCGCACCTACCCGCGAAGCATGGCCGAGGCGTTCCCGCGCACTTGCCAGTACGCCTGCGCCGTCGAGCGGCCCGCCAGGACCACCCTGCCCCGCATCTTCTGGCCCGTGGTCGTCATCGGCCTGCTGGTCGCTCTTGCTGCTGCGAGGTCGTGATGTCCTGCACCTTCAACTGCAACCAAGGACGGGCCTGCACCTGTGGGCTCAACCACTGGAACGGCGGTATGCAAGTGGATCACGGCTGGCAGTCCAACCACACGGATGCAGACGAGGACGAGGAGATGCGCTGCTCCAACGTGCTCGCCTCTCTGTTCGCCATCGGCGCTGGATGCGCTGTCGTCCTGGCTCTTGTCGGCACGGCCATCTACTGCATCGCCAGGCTCTGAATTTCACCGAAAGGATCGACATGGCTTCCAACGCACTCGTTGCGCTGACGCAGAACCTGGCCGCCAAGCTCAGCATGGGCGACGGCGCCGGCCTGGTTGAAACCCTCAAGGCAACGGCCTTCAAGGGCCAAGTCAGCGACGCCCAGATGACCGCCCTGCTGGTGGTCGCCAATCAGTACGGCCTGAACCCCTGGACGAAGGAAATCTACGCCTTCCCCGACAAGAACAACGGCATCGTGCCGGTGGTCGGCGTGGACGGCTGGAGCCGGATCATCAACGGCCATCCGCAGTTCGACGGCATGGACTTCGAGCAGGACGCGGAAAGCTGCACCTGCATCATCTACCGCAAGGACCGCAGCCACCCCGTAAAGGTGACGGAGTACATGGCCGAGTGCCGCCGTCCCAACGTCGGGCCATGGCAGTCCCATCCCCGCCGCATGCTGCGCCACAAGGCGATGATCCAGTGCGCGCGGATCGCCTTCGGCTACGCCGGCATCTACGACCAGGACGAGGCCGAACGCATCGCCGAGGTCCGCACGGTGGACCCGTCCACTGGCGAGATCCTCACCGCCCCCACTTTCGACCTGGACGCCGCCCTGGCCGAGGTGAATGCGTGCGCCGACGAGGCCGCCTTGACGGCCGCCTGGAAGAAGCACGTCGCCGTCGTCCTGGCTGCCAAGGACAAGACCAGCCACACGGCGCTGAAAAACGCCGTCGCCGCCAAGGCCACCAAGCTCAAGAACCCGGCCCAGGATGTCGAATCCCGCCCGGTCGCGGAGGTCGCCGAATGAACATCATCGACTTCCCCCAAGGCTCCGCCGAGTGGCTCGCCTCGCGCGCTGGCGTGCCCACCGCCTCGTGCTTCGCCGCGATCATGGCGACGGTCAAGTCCGGCGAGGCGGCCGACCGCCGCAACTACCGCGCCCGCCTGGTGGTCGAGCGCCTGACCGGCAAGAGCGTGCCGAGCTTTCAGAACGCCGCCATGAAGCAGGGCACCGAGCGCGAGCCGTTCGCCCGCATGGCCTACGAAGCGCACACCGGCAACATCGTGCAGGAGGTGGGCCTGTGCATGCACGACACCCTGACGGCCGGCGCATCCCCTGATGGCCTCATCGGCGAGGACGGCGGGCTGGAGATCAAGTGCCCCGAGCTTGCCGCGCACCTGAACTACCTGCAGATCGGCGCCGAGCCGCCCGAATACACCTGGCAGATTCAGGGCGGCATGTGGGTCACGGGCCGGCAGTGGTGGGACTTCGTTTCCTACAACCCCGACTTTCCGGAGCACCTGCAGCTGATCGTGCGGCGCATCCAGCGCAACGAGGACGCGATCAAGAAGCTGGCCGCCGAGGTCGAGAAGTTCCTCGGCGAAGTGGACGCGGAAGTCGAGCGCATCCGCAGTCTCAAGCTGGCGGCGTAAAGAACAACGGGCGGAAGTGGCGCAAGACCCTGCAATGGAGGTTGCCGCGATCAAGGGGCAAATCGCCCGCCCACCTATAGACGGAGCACTGATGCAAACAGAACCAGAACTGCAGATGGAGGGCTGACTCGTGGAATACGTCAACTTCATGGGCGAGCGTGTCGCCCTCGACTCCAGCAAGCACGCCAAGCCGAAGAAGGTCAAGAACGACAAGCCCAAGTCGTTTCACAACGGCTGGCGCGTGGTCGGCATCCCGCCTGGCACGCTGGAGGAGGCGCGCAGCGAGCACGCCAAGGCTGTGAAGGCTGCCGGCACGATGCCCGGCGCCAAGCTGCCGAAGGAGTGGGACGAGGGCAACTGGCTGATGAACGCAAAACGCCGGCCGGTGCGAAGCAAGCCCTACGAGATCCCGGAGGCCGCCGAGCAGTGCAAGGCAATGGCCGAGAGGGCTGGATGGCTGCGCGTCGAAGTCGTGGAGCTCAAGCAGGACGCATCCATCGGAGAACAGCAATGACCCCTGATCGCAAAGACGCACTTCCCGCGAAGCACACGCCCTTCAATCCCGAAGGCAAAGCATCCCTGAATTACGGCGAGTGCCTTGGCCCGGCGATGAAGATCGCCGACGAGGCGGACGCCGCGCAGTACCTCGCCGCCTATGCCGCCTTCATCCAGAAACACCTGGACGCCGAGCCGCGCGACGACGGAATGACTGCCGAACAGATCGCCAAGGTCAATCTCGGCTACTGGGCGGGCTATTACGACCACGAGACGCGCGAGCGGGTGGAGCGGTTGTTCGCCTGCGCGCACCCGGTCTTTGGCAAGGCCTCCGCCGGCACACCGACGCCCGAACAGGCGCTAGCAGCTGGACGCGCCCGTGCCCGAGGAGAACAAGCATGACCTCCCCGGCAATCGACGCTACCCTCCAGCTCGCGCAGGAATGCGGCGCCACGGTGTACCGCAACAGGGCCAATCCGTATCAGCCGGCAGTCGCGTTCGGCGATGAATCGTGGGCGAAGTTCTGCGCCGCCCTTGCATCGCATCCCGCGCCCGACCTGCGACAGGCAGCGGTACAGATCATCGCGCCGCACCCGGCCCTGCAGCACGCGACCTTCTGCTACGCCTGCCACGGCGACGGTGCAGGCGCGCTCATGGTGCAAGGCTGGGATGAGCTGTGCCTCCTTATGGAGAAGGAAGTCGCCTGCGGGCCGGATGACCGCTGGCGCGACCTGCTGGCCGAGGACATCGAAGAACACTGGGCCACCGACGGCAACGGCGTGCCGTTCTGCTGGTCGGAGAAGTTCGAGGACGGCTCCGTGTGCATCTACCGCCTGGATGCCGCCCTGTCCGCCCCTCCAGCGCAGGAGCAGGCCGGACAGATGGTGAGCGATGAGCGGACGCTGCGCCGCTTGCTGTGCAGCGTCTATGCCGGCCCGCTGGCCTACATGGACGACGGCGAGGCGCATGACAGCCGCGCGCACCCGTTCATCGACTTCCTGCGGGACGCGCCGGATGTGATCGCGGCCAAGATGCGCGAGCGTGCCGCATCCCCCGTACAGCAGGAGGGTGCCGCACCCAAGGGGGAGGCGACGTTTCCTGAGTACGGATCGACCGACTTCGGCTGGACGATCATGGGGGCGAACGTGACCGATGGCGACAAGCGCCTGATGGCGATGCTCGTCGGGGCGCTGGGCTCAGACCATCCAGCCGTCGATGATCTTGTCGCGCTGATTTTCCGCGCTCGCCCTGCCACCCCAGCCAGGGCTGATGCCCCCATCGGAGACGACGCGCGGCGACTGGACTGGCTGGAAGCGCGGCGACGGGAGAGCAGCGCCAGAGGGTTCCAGTGGGACTCATGGACCTACGACGCGCTCCAATCGCCTCGCACGATCCGCGAGCAAATCGACGCTGCCATGGGCGCCCCCATCGCAGCTCCCGCAGGACAGCCAGCAGAGGGCTACAAGCTGGTGCCGGTGGAGCTTGCCCGCCGCGTGACAGTGGCACTGGAGGCCGGGTGCATCTGGGCCGAGGGCTCCGAAGGCCATCCGCGCCTTGTCAGCGCTCGTGACGACTTCCGCGCCGTTCTCGCTGCCGCTCCCTCAGTAGGACAGCCAGCCACCAGCAGCGAGGCTGCGCCCGCACCCGTGGTGCCCGCCGCCCTGATGGAGAGGCAGGAGTGGCCCGCAGGCTGGACGCCCTCGACCGCGAGCGAGAAGGCTCCCTACTGTGCCAAGCAGATCGGCCCATGCCGCGACGGCTGCAAGGCGGTGAAGGTGACGGGCTACGGCGTGGATACGTGGCACGGTGACTGCTGGAGGGTAAAGGCATGAGCGATCAACAGGACGAGTTCACGGCGGGAGTCAATGCCGCCGCTGCGATGCTGGAAAAGATGGCCGACGACCTCGCGGACCAGCACTCCTTGACCGACCGCGACACCGGCGTGCGGGAAATCTCGCGCAAGTACGAGGACGAATACAACCGCCTGCGCGAATTGGCCGGCGACATTCGTTCCATCGTTCACGGCAACTCCGGAGGGAAGTGATGGACAGCCGCAACACGAATGCCGAACTGCACGCCGAGGCTGACGCCATCGCGCGGCGCATCGTGAACGGCCAAGCAACTGCCAGCGATGCCAGTACGGTCGTGGAGCTATCCAACCGCCTAATGCGTTGCGAACCTCGCGCCGCTCTCGCCGCCCCCAGCGCAGATCGAGCAGCAGCGCCAGTAGGACAGCCAGCAGCGCAGGCGGTGGAAGTGCGGAAGGAGGACGGCAAATGAAGCTGCGACGCCTCTTGGCAGTGCCGTTCGCCGTGGTGGCCGACGCCTGCACGCTGTGCAACATGGGGGAGCGCTCCTTTACCCAGCAAGTCTTTGATGCCGAGGCCCGCGAGCGCCGGTCGGAGCAGGAGCTGGCTGCGCTCAAGGAAATCACGCGCCTGCTGGACGCATCCATCGGTCGCAACGGAGGCTCCCATGGTTGACCCGCGCATCACGCAGATCATGGAAGCGGCTGACAAGTATTGGGAAGCGAGCACCGCTGCCAGATACCGCGTGCGATCCGAACTGGAAGCCGTCGTGTCCTCACTCCTGCAAGCAGCCTCACAGGCACAGCAGCAGGAGGCGCTGACGGTGCCGGCTGACGAATCCGCGCTCGTCGGGCGCAATGTGTACCTGCCGCACCCGCTGATGGTCACGTCGGGCAAGTTCTGGCGATGCGACCATGGCAATACCGGCCTTGGCCCGAATGCCGAATGGGTTGGCTGCGCACAGTGCCGCGCCGCTCTTGTGGCCCCCACACAGGCACAGCAGCCAGCGCAGCAGACCGACCTGCACGCGGCCATCCTCAATCTGCCCGACGGAATCCTGCCCGACGCAGCGCCGGAAAAGTGGCTGGATGGCTTCCGCAAGGGCCACCGCGCCGCGCGTCATCAAGCCGCAGAGCTTGTGGCCGCCGCACCGCAGCAGCCCGCGCAGCAGGCAGTGAGGATGCTGACGGAGGAGCGAGTCGTCGCCATCGCCAAGCAGTTGTTCGGCCCCGACGAGAACCAGGCCGAGGGCGCATGGGGCGAGAACAGCTTGGACATGGTGTGGGTCAAGGCAATCGCAATGCCGCTCGTCCGAGCTATCGAAGCCGCACACGGCATTGCGCTGCCTCCAGCAGCGAAGGAAGGAGAGAAGAAGCAATGAGCGGACTGGACCGACTCTGGGATCAGATCGAGCATGACCTGGGCTTCAACGATCACAACATGAGGCGGGCGCGTCCCTACAACGGCCAACCCCATACCAGCACCGGTCAGCGCGGTGCAACAGAAGTGCGCGGCCTGACCTTCCGCGACGTGCGCGACTGCTTCATTCGTGCGGTGCTGCTGTCCACCGGCGGCGAGTTCTTCCCGACCGAGGACGCCGCGCTCAAGTCCAAGATGAAAGCGCTCTACGAGGAGGCCGGCAAGGGTGAGGCCGCTGCGCTTTGCGAGAACGACCTGTACGGCTTTGATTTGGACCGCCTTGACCCGATGGCGGTTTGCCAGAACCTGTGCGTCGAACTGGAAAGGGCCATGGGCATCTATCCGAACGTGGCGGAACTACGGAGCCAGCCATGAACCCCACCCCCAACGAAGCCACGAAGGACCTCGAGCGGCTGCTGAATGCCGCTCTAGCTCGCGCCCAGCATGCCGGCATTGCAGCCACTCTGGACAAGCCGGCCGTCGAACGTCTGCGTGATGAGCAGGTCGCCGAGGCCAAAGCCGCCCTTCTCGCAGCCATCGGCAAGCTGGTGTCCTCCACCCAGCCAGACGACCAGACCACGCGCAACGTTGCAGGCATTCTGGAGCGAGCCGGAGAGTCGCCAGAAGATGCGTTGAGGCTGGCTCGGCATGGCGTGGCGCAGTCTCAGGATGCACAGCCAGTGGCGTGGCTGTGGACGAACCCGGACGGCAGCAAGGAATGCTCGTTCGTGCCGCCCGAACAGGACCCGGACATGAGCACCATGCTGGCGCTTGAGCTTGGCCGTGAGGCAACGCCGCTCTACACCCACCCTCCCATCCCGCAGGAGGGGAAGGTGATGGAGGCACTGCGACAGGCACAGATCGCGATGGAGCATGCCCGCGACTACATCGGCGACGACGGAGTGTTCGGGCCTCCTTCTGTCTACACCGATTGCGTCGCCGCCATTGACCTGACGACGGAAGCCCTCGCCCTTCTGCGCTCCCAGGTGCAGGGCGGGCTATCCACCAACAACGAGGAGATGAAGTAATGGCCGAGATCGGACCTTGCCCCTTTTGCAAGAGCTACAGCCACGCGCATGTCGGGCATCACGGCGGCTGGTCGCAGGTGCATTGCGACAACTGCGGGGCCAAAGGCTACCTTGCTGGCAGCCAGGATGCCCAAGATGGAATGGACAGGAAATGACGGGGCTGCAACTGATTCTTGACCCGTGCTGCGGCAGCCGGATGTTCTGGTTCGACCGCGAGAACCCGCAGGTGGTATTCGGCGACCTGCGCAGCACCGAGCAGACGCTATGCGATGGGCGCGTCCTGCGAGTAGAGCCGGACGTGAAGCTGGACTTTCGCAAGCTGCCGTTTGCCGAAGGGACGTTCAAGCTGGTGGTGTTCGACCCGCCGCACCTTCACACGGCTGGCCCAAAGAGTTGGCTGGCCGCCAAGTACGGGAAGCTGAGCCGTGATGGCTGGCGCGACGACATTCGACAAGGGTTCGCCGAATGCTTCCGCGTGCTGTCCACCGACGGTGTGCTGGTGTTCAAGTGGAACGAAACACAGGTGAGCGTGCGCCAGGTGCTCGAGTTGGCGCCGATTCGCCCGCTGTTCGGCAACACCACCGGCCGCAAGTCCGGCACGCACTGGATGGTGTTCATGAAACCCCGGCAAGGCGTTGCAGCCACGGCGTTGGGGAGAAACGCATGAAGTCCGAGTTGCAGGTGCGCCGCTTCAATGTCATGAAGGCTCGCAGCAGAGGCCCGCGTATGAAGTACGGCCCCGAGATCGACCACGAGAGGCATATTGATTGGCGAGTCGCTAGCGTGCAGCAACTACAGGTGCTGGACAGCATCGCACGCGCCATTGACCGTCTCGCGGCTGGAGGCCGCATGAGCCCCCGGCAACTGGAGCAGCGCCCAGATAGCGCCGCCATTGAGCGCAGCAGGGGGGGAGGAATGATGGACATCAACAAGCTGCGCGAGCTGGCAAGCAAGGCCGACGAGGGCTACAGCGGAACGCACCCGCGCGACTCCAACAACTGGGAGGCCAACCGGGACTTCTGCTGCGCATTCACGCCAGCAACCGCGCTGGCGCTTCTGGACGTGGCAGAGAAGGCACGCGAAGCAATGAAGGGGGCGAATCGCGACGCATGGGATGCGTTCCGCACCTCTCTGGCTGCTCTGGGAGAACAAGGGAAATGAGCGACAACAAGGCATCGAAGATCGAGCCAGGCTCGGAAATGCACCTGACCGTGCTGATGGCACCGCACAGCCTCAACCTCGTGGTCGGCGAGGACCGCGCACACCTTCTCGCGTTCGCTCGCGATGTGTGGACCGCATCCCGCTCTCAGGCACTGGAGGAAGCAGCGGTGATCGCGGAGGTGAAGTGCGACCACTTTCCGCCGGATCAGGTCGCCGCTGCTATTCGCAAGCTGGGAGCACAGGAATGAGCGTCCGACTGCCGCTGCCCATGGCCTACGCCGATCCGGCCTTCATGGCCTGCCTGCAAGAGGCCATTGAGACACCGGAGCTGATCGAGCAGCTCGACAGGCTCTATGGGGCATCCCTCACGGCCAAGCGCTCGCCCATCGAAGCCATGGTTGACAAGGCCACCGGCAAGCAGGAGGACGACATGCGCGCCTTCGTCGGCTTCGTGCATGACGGGATCTACCTGCGGCTGCCTGACGAGGCGATTCACGCGCTCCGCATTTCAGCCATTCGTCGCGCTGGGAAGGAAAGCTGATGCGAGTCCTGTTCCTGGACATCGACGGAGTGCTCAACAGCCACCGCTCCGTCGTCGCCCTCAACGGCTACCCGCACGACGTGACGCCCGGCGGCCTTGCCATGTTCGACATGATCGCCGTGGCGCTGCTTCGCGGGCTGTGCAAGGCCGGAGACATCAAGGTTGTCCTGTCCTCGACGTGGCGGCTGGATCCTGACTGGCGCAAGATCGGCCCGGCGCTGGGCCTGCCGATCATCGACCGCACTCCCAGCCTGCTCGGCCCGCGCGGCAAGGAGATCGCGCACTGGCTGGGCGATCACGTCGAGGTTACGCACTACGCCATCGTGGACGACGACGGCGACATGCTGCCCGAGCAGATGCCGCAGTTCGTCAAGACGCAGCACGAGGACGGCCTGACGTGGCATCCGTTCATCAAGCTGTGCGGGATCTTCTCCATCAACCCATACGACTGCAGCGAGGCTCGCGCCAAGCCAGCTGCGCCGGTCGCACTCGCATGGGAAAGCTGATGCCCTCCCCCAATCGAATCAAGGCCGCAGACGTCTGCACGTTTGCGCTATCCATCTAGAGGAAGAACATGAGCGACCACAGCGCAATTCAGGCTGCGGCTATCGATCGCGTGATCTACCGCGCCGAGCTGTGCAAGGCCCTGGGCCGCAGCAGTGAGTGGCTGCGCCGCTGCCTGCGCGACGGCAAGCTGCCGGAGCCGGACGTTGACCTCAGCCAGCGCACGAAGGGCTGGCGGCTGTCAACGCTTCACGCCGCCGGCATACGCATCGTCGATCCAGTCGGCCCAGGCTTGCAGCATCCCGCGCCGAGCGTCTAGGTACGCGGCCCGGTTGTAGACCGCCCGGGTCTCGTCCTTGGGCGCATGGGCCAGCTGCATCTCCACGGCGTCGGCCTGATAGCCGCGCTCATTGGCCCAGGTGCTGCCCACGGCGCGAAAGCCGTGCCCGGTCATCTGGCCGCCGTAGCCGATGCGCCCGATCAGGTACAGGATGCTGTTCTCCGACATCGGGCGATCCGGCCGGCGGTCGTTCGGGAAAACGTACTCGCCTCGGCTGCGCGCCCGCAATTGCTCGAGCAGCGCCAGCGCCTGGCGCGACAGCGGCACCAGGTGATCCCGGCGGCGCTTCATCTTGTCCTTGGGGATGCGCCACAGGTCGCCCTCGATCTCGCTCCACTCCATCATGCGCAGCTCGCCCGTGCGGACCCAGGTGAGCGCAAGCATCTTGGCCGCCAGCACCGACAGGATCTGCCCCTCGGCGTGCAGCCGGCGCATGAACTCCGGAACATCGGCCAGCTCGAGCGCGGCGTGGCTCACCACCTCGGCCTTGCCAAAGGCCTTCTCTGGCTTGATCGCGGCGGCCGGGTTGTCCTGGCGCCAGCCCTGCTCCATGGCCCAGTCGAACACCTGACCCACCCACACCCGCACCTTGCGCACGTAGACGTGCAGGCCGGCGGCGTCCATCTTGTTCAGGGCCGCCAGCAGGTCGTCCTTGGTGATCTGGCCGATCGGCCGCTCGCCGAGCTCACCCTCGAGGTGCCGCTCCAGCCCGCGCGTCACATTGTCGCGGTAGCTGTCGCTGATGTCCTTGCGCTTCTCGCCCCAGTAGGTGTCGATCGCCTCGGCCAGCGTCGGCGTCTTCTTCTGCACCTTGGGCCGGGGGTCAGCGCCGTCCAGCAGTTGCCGGCGCAGCTCGTCGCGCTTCTTTCGCGCATCGGCCAGGGTCAGGAGCGGGTACGGCCCGAATGTCGCCGTCTGCGGCTTGCCCTCCAGGCGGTAGGCCATGCGCCAGGTCTTGCCGCCGGCGGGCGTCACATGCAGGTACAGGCCGTGGCCGTCGAAGTTCTTTCCCGGCGGCGCCTTGCGGCACAGTGCGTCGGTCAGCGTGTTGGCTGTAGGCAAAGTCTCGTTCCCCTCTGCGCTTACCTACAGCCTTGCCGTCACGGCGGCGGTGCGACTCTGCTGTAGTGCGCTGCGTTCGTTGCGACTCGGGGGATCGAGACCCCTCGCAAGTCGTTGATTACACAGGGGATTGTGCCTGACTCAGCGGGGTTCGGAGGGGGAAATTGGGTTGCGCTTGGCGGAGACGGAGGGAGGCACGAAGTGAGGATTGACGCGGCTTACGGCTCAGCTTTCCCCATCATGCCTACTGTTTTGCCTACGTGGCCGATGTGGATCCCGCGGGCCTGTTCTCGGGATTTCGACGGTCCTCGTCGCTCCGCTCCCAGTACCTGCACCCCGCCGCAGCATTGCCGTAGAAGTCGCCTACCTTGGCGCACACGACACAGACCCGGTGCACCGGATGGCTGCGCGCGCCCAGGAAGTGTCGGCACTCCATGCAGGAGCCGCCGTCTTCGGGTCTGATGGCAGGGTTGCCCATCCACAGAGCATAGCCGGCCCCGGTATAACTGCCAGGTGATCGCCATCCCCGCCCCGATGCAGGCGCCAGATGCGCTGCGCCGGCCGTTCACCGACCCAGAGTGGCTGTACGAGATCAAGTACGACGGCTATCGCTGCCTGGCGCGCATTGAGGGCGGCAAGGTCCAGCTTCTCAGCAAGGCCCTCAAGGACTTCACCCGAGGCTACCCCGATGTGGTCGACGGGCTGGCCAGGCTGGACGGCGGTCCACACCTTCTGGATGGCGAGCTGTGCGTGCTGGACAGGCTCGGCGTGTCGGACTTCAACACCTTTCACGCCCTGCGCGCGAACCGCATCGGCCGGCGCTCACCGCCTGTCACCTACTGCGCATTCGACCTGCTCGTGTTCGACGGCCAGGATGTGATGCACCAGCCGCTGGAGGTGCGCAAGACGCTGCTGCAGCTGGTGTTGCTGGACGCCGGATTGATGGTGGCCGAGCCGCCCGAGGATCCACCCCGGTTCCCGCACAACGTGCTATTTGTGGACGACCTGCCGGCGCATGCCGATGTCTTCCGGGTGATGGTGCAGGCCGGATTGCCGATCGAGGGCGTGGTCGCCAAGCGCAGGGCGAGCACCTACCACCCGGGCGTGAGGTCGGCCGATTGGGTCAAGATCAAGAGGCCGGGGTGGCAGGAGGGGCGGGTCTGGCGGTCCTGAATGAAAGAGCCCCCGGGCCCTGTTCGGGCACCGGGGGCAGAGGATCGCACAGGGAGGTAGAGCGCGCTGGCAGGATAGCTCAGGCGGTCGCTGCCGACATCCTCACTTCTGCGGAGCCGCCCGCTTGGCGCTGACCGTCTCAGCCCAGTGGCCCACCTGGCGCAGGCCGGCATAGGCCCACGGCAGCGCCAGCAGCGCCAGCAGCACCTCCACACTCGGATCCTGCTTGGCAGCCACATAGACGAACGCTGCGCCCAGGCTCGCCCAGGATTGCCCCGGGCGGGTCCAGCGCACGAACCGATCCTCGGCGCGGTCGCCGGCCCGGATCGTTTCCTGCGTCTCGTGCTGCTCGGCCTGCTTGTCGGCCAGCTCGAGCTCGGTCATCGCGCGGATGTGCTCGCGGATGCTGGCCTCGTTCTGCAGGGCGAGCTCGCGCAGCTTGAGCACACTGGCCGGGTCATTCTGGAGCTGAGTCAAGGCGGCATCCGGAGATGCCTGCCCGGTGGCGCTTGACACCAGCGAGACGCCGGCCGCCACCGCACCGGGTATGTTGCCGGTTAGAAGCGAGCCCACCAGGGCTGCACCCGTGCCAGCGTTGGTCCTTAGCCAGTCGCCTACGTCTTTCCAATCCATCAAGCCTCCAGCAGGTTCGTTGCCACGCGCCGGGCCCAGCCGCGACCATGCGCCGGCCAGGTCGGGGCATCGGCCATGAACAGCAGGCGCGCGCCGTTGAACCGGGCGATCGCGCGGCTCGTGGGCATGACCTGCAGCGCCGCCAGCGTCTGCGGGCCTAGGATCCCGTCAGCATCCACCCCCACGGCGCGCTGCAGCGTCCGGACGGCCGCCTTCACCCCGGAGTTGACGGCCATGTCGAACAGGTCGAACTTGACTCCGTGCGGCACGGCGTCACAGCCGGCCGGCCCCCAGAAGTCACGCCGATAGATCGCCTTGGCACGCTCCAGCGTCAGGCCGGCGATGTCCTCGCCCGGGTAGCTGCGCGCGCTGACGCCGATCTTGGAGCCCTTGAGCGTGCCCTTTCCGCATTCGCCGCCAGTCCAGTTGCCGGCGTCCTTCGGGTCCAGCGAAAGGCCGGCGCCCTCGCGAGACGGGTCGATCAGCTTCTCGAATGCCGCGTCGAAGTCCATCAGATCACTCCCCACAGCAGCACGAGCGCCGGCAGCACCAGCAGCAGGACGATGCAGATGCGCATGCCGTTCACCCCTTGTCAAACAGGAACTTGCCCAGTGACGCCAGCGCGGTCCAGCCGCCGACCATGTAGACAACGCTGCCCAGGAACAGGAACAGCGCCGCGCGCTTGACCAGGGCGCCCACCACCCCGACCGCCGCCTCGCCGGCTTTGGCCGTCGCCAGGCGCTGGGCCTCGGCCAAGACGGAGCGCACGAACTTCTGCGCGGCATCCTCGGTCAGCGCTTCGGCGATCCCCTCGGCCACTGCGGCGCGCATCCGGTTCTCCAGCAGATCGGCCAGCAGGTTCCGCGACTCCTCCGTGAGGGCGTGTTGCTGCTGGTTCTCGGCGAGACTGGCGCGCAGCGCTTCTCGAGCTTGGTGGGAGGCTGGCGGCGTCATGGCCCCAGAGTGTCCGAAGGGGCTCAGCCGTCAGCGCCGGAAAGTCACTCGTGCGCCGGCTCGGCTGCTACCATTCGGTCGTGAGCATCACCGAATTCATGTTCTGGAAGCTGCTTGTCCTCGGCGGACTAGTGTTCGTCGTCTGCTTCCTCTATGCCGCCATCACTGGCCGGACACTGCAGCAGGACTGGACCGCACGAAAAGAAGCTCCAGGGCCGCGCGAGCCTCGGGGCTGAGCAGCGGCTGGCTCGTTTGCGCCTTGACCGCCTTGCGGGCAATCTCGTCTTTCATCATCTGAGCCGCCGACTTCGGCTGCAGTAGCGCCCGGGCCACGTCGTCGCGGATCTTCTGCTCCGGCGCCTCATAGATCGCCTGCGGGATCTTGCGCAGCAGCGGCAGATCGAACAGGATGTCCATCGCGCGGCTGTGCCCCGCCTGGTCGGCGATGTTGCCCCGAATGAGCTTCTGGTAGGTGTCGGAGCCGACGCCGCGGCCCAGGTCTTGCGCGTTTGCCTTGCGGCCCAGGTCGAAGCCGATCGCCTCCAGTGCTGCCATCTGGTCCGGCGTCATGGTCTCGGCCATGCTCGCACCCTTGAAGCCGGTCGCCGTGCGTGCTGTCTGGTCCGCATTGCGCAGCGCCTGGGTGTAGCGCCCCGCAGTCTCGCGCCCGAGCGCGCCGTAGTCGCTCAGGGCCGGCTCCAGCTTCTCCAGCAGCTTCGTTCCAATGTCCATCTGGCCGATCGGCTTGGACTTCTCGGCGTACAGCGTGCGGGCTTCCTTGAACGCAGGATTGCTGTCCTCCATCCAGTTGACCAGCTTGCCTCGCAGAGACCTCAGCGCGTTGCCAGCAGCGCCCGCGTAGCCGCTCGCGGGATCGCGCAACATGTCGTCCATGGCCATCTTCAAATCCATCAGGCCCTGACCGGTGATCTGCTTGCTGGCAGCGACACGGCTGTTCCCCAGCCCAAGGAACGTGTCGGGCGGGCTCACCTCGAACGTGAACGCGCGCTCATTGTTCTCGGCCAGCGCCTTCGCACGGGCTAGTGCCTGCTGCATCGCGGGGGCCTGCAGCAGCCGCTGAAACCGCTCGTCCATGGTGTACGTCGCGCCTGTGGCTTGCCGGTACAGGTCGCCCGTTGCTGCTTCGCGCGCATCCACTGCGGCCTGCCGGGTGGCATCGGTGCCGGCGATGTCACGCAGCGCCTGGGTGCGCGCTGCAGCCTGCTCCATCGCGCGCTCGGTGAACGGCGCTGGATTCTGCGCCGCCACCGCCCGCTCAAGCGCCGCCACGCCACCGTTCTCCGCCACCTGGGCCGCAGTGGGGGCGGAGCCAGGCACCAGCTCGGCCGCCTGTTCCAGGCGCGAGATCACCGCAGGCGCCTCATCGCCGGCAGCATTCGCCAGGACGCGCGAGGCGATCGCGCCGCGCCCAGCTTCTGTGAAGGGTTCAACCGCAGCCTTGGCTGCCCGGTAGCCTTGGCCAGCAACAGAGCCGACCTTGCCGAGCGCCTGCAGTGCGCCGGGCGTTACCGCGCCGGCCACGGCGGCGCCTCCACTGTGCTTCGGGTCAATAAGGGCGCCGGTCGCACCACCGGTCGCCGCTCCCGCGCCAGCGCGCAGAGCCGCGCCGCGAATGCCAGTCACGCCGCCGGCCTTGAGCCCCCCCGACGCCAGCGCCTCGACCACGGGTGCCGCCGCGCCAGCCGCCTGCGCCGTCTTTGCCATCGCTCCGCCCACGCCGAGCGTGCCAGCGACTTCCGCAGTCAGTTTGCCCCCTTTGTAGGCAAGGGAGCCGGGATCGGCGCCGAGTTCCTGCAGGCCGGCATCCATGCCCGACCTCATTTCATCCCCGCGCGGCAGCTCCTGCAGGCCCGTGGTCACATCCGGCCGCATCTGCACTGGCGTCGCATTGGTCGCCGCAGCACCGAGTCCGCGGGCCGAATCGAGGATCGTTGCGCCGATCGAGCCGGCGCCGCGAACGAGCCCGCCGACCGTGTTCCCGACCTGCTGCAGGAAGCCGCCCTTCTTGTCCTCGACAAGCGGAGCGGCCTGCCAGTTAGGCGCCTTGACCTCAACGAGCGGAGCGTCTTGCCAGCCCATTACGGCTTCCTCCGGCGAGAGCCGTCCGGCGCGATGAACTCCGCGCCGCTGGGCAGGTTGTTGTATTGGAGCTCCGCATCCTTGGCGCTGAGCTGGAAGGGCTGCTTCCCAGAAGCGCCAGCGGCGGGCTTCACGTCTGCCTTGCGAAGCGTCTCGTTCGGCACCCCATAGCCGGACTGCTTGTAGAAGTCCACTTGGTCATCCACGATCGCGCGGTAGTTGTTGACGAACATCGCCAGCTTCTTGCGCACGGTCTCCGGATCGTCCGTTGCAAGCGGCACGAACGGGCGCAGGCGGGGGAACTCAGACGCCGACACGGCCGCGCCGCTTCGATCGTGAACCAGCATGGAGCTCAGATCAGCCAGCGCAGCGCGGGTATCGACGCCTCCGGCATCCGTTCGGTTGAGCAGCCCATTGGGCAAGTAGCCTTTCAGGCCCGTAGCCTCCGCGTCGCCTTGGATCCCGCCAACCGTTTTGCCTTCCGCCAGGGCCAGCGCGGTCTCCGCCCGGCGCAGCGTGTCCTGGTTCTCTAGCAAGCCCTTCGCGGCACTTGCAGGCAGTGCCTTATCCTTCTTGGCCGGCAGTGCCGGAGTGCCGTCTGCGTTGAGAACCGGCACGCTCCGACCGGAGCGCGGATCCGCGAAAACGGGACCCGCCTCGGTCTGCACGAGAACACCCTTGGGACCGTTGACGATCTGCTCCGTCTCGGCGCGGTACTTGGCGGCAGACGCATTGCTCGCCCCGGCCGCAGCATTCTTCTGGCGGATCTCGGCCTTACCCTTGTCGCCAAACAGCGCGTACATGCCCGGGTCCAGCGTCTGCCCCTGACCCGTGAAGACGTTGTACCCGGCGCCGCTTTCGCCGATGTTGTCGATGACCTTCTTGCCTTCGCTGGCGGCAAAGGCGGGCCCGTAGGCTGCAACCAGGCCAGGATGTGCGGCCATGGCGTCGATCGCGCCCTGCTTCTGGTACTTGCCAGCCGCATCCGCTACGTGGGCGACGTCCTTATCGCCCATGGCCAGCGCGTTTTGCGTCAGCCCGAGGGTCTGGGAGATCCGCCGGCTGAGGCCCGGATCGGCATAGCCAGGCGCGGGCAGCGCCGGACCGCCGCCCAGATCTTCCGGCGGCTGCACGTACTGGCCGGGAAGCTGGCCGGTCTTGGCGTAGGTCGCGTACTCGCCCAGCAGATGAAGCGGCACGCCATTCTGCAAGGCGGCGCTATCCAGGAGCGCATCGGTGGTGCCGCGAGCTTGCTGCTGGCGCTCGCCATCCGCTTGCGCGCCGAACAGTGCCGCGTGGGCATCCGCCAGCTTCTGCTGGGACGCCATCAATGCGCTCTTGGCCGCGGCCTGCTCCCCTTGCTCGGCAGCCTGCGCCTGCATGACAGGCAGCATCGCAAATCCGCTGATGGCGCGGCTGATGCCGCCCGCCAGTCCTCCGCCTTCGCCGCCGCCGGCCGTCACGCCGGTCCCAAGTCGAAACCGCATTCTGTTCTCCTTAGCGCGCGGCTGCGGTCATCCAGGGAACCTGCTTGAGGCCCAGGCCACCGCTACCAAAGTTCAGACCTGTCCCGGCTTTGGACAGGCTCAACCCCGTTCCGCCCTGCTCCGGGGCAAGCGCAAAAGCGGGATTCGCCGCTTTCTCGAGGCCGGCCGTTGCCAGCCCGCTCAGGCCATAGGCCTGCAGGCCAGCTCCAGCAATCTGCGTCCAGGGGTTCTGTTGCCCGGCGGCCTGGATGCCGATTTGGTCGATGCCCGAGACGTTCTCGGCGCCGCGCTGGACCCGTTCAATGTTGCCGGCGGTATCGCCCAGCTTGACTGCTTCGTCCTGGCGCAGCTTGCTCGCGCCGCCGATGCGCCCCATGAGGCCCGCAAGGGCGCGCAGGCTCTGGGTCGTCTTGACTGCCTCACGAGCGCGAGCCGTCGTGTAATCGGCACCTGCGGAGCCATCCGGCACGGTGGCGCCGATCTGCAGGCCCTGCGCCGTCACGCCGGGCTGCTGCGCGGCCCTCTCGTACTGCTGCGTGAGCTGCTGCGTCGCGTCCTGCGCGTTCTGCTCCCGGGTCGCCGGGTCGAACTCGTTGGCCGCCTTGGCGGCCATGTCCGTCGTCTGGTTGCGCGCGGCGAGTTGGCGCTGCTGCGACTCCAGTGCCGCCTGCTGCTGGCGCTTGGCCGCCTGGTTCTGCGAGTACATCTGCAGGCCAGAGCCCGCAAGGGTCGTGATGATCGCCAACGTCAACGGATCCACGGCTGCTCCTACTTGGAAATGCGGCCGCTGTTGCCGGCGCCCGGGTTGAACACGTTGGTGAAGTACCCGCCCGAGCCGCTTTGCGGCAGACCATTCGGGTAGCGGGCCTGCAAGACCTTGTTTGTCAAATACGCCTGCGAGAGGTTGCCGAAGGTGTCGCCGACCGTGGCCGCGTTGGCGTTGGCCTTGGCCGCGTCGGCTGCCGCCGCCATCTGACCGGCCGCCATCGACGCCGCGGTGCCGGTGTCCAGCCCAGACTGCGCCAGAGAGATCAAGTTGGAGCGCGTTTTCTCGTCGCTCGCCCGCAGATCCGCCGCGGCGCCCACGCCCTGCTGCTCGGCTTTCAGTCGGCCCTCGCCATACAGCGTGGACAGCTCGCCGCCGGACTCGGCATCCACCGAGCCGCCCAGCAGACCCGAGCGCGCGAGCCCGAACAGGTTCTGATTGCTCGCCTTGGAGTACTGCCGGTCCAGATCGCGCAGGGCCGTGTCGCGCACGGCTGCGGAGATGTCGGCGTACTGCTTCTCGCGTGCATCCTTGGCGGCGCTGACATCCTGCACCTGGGCCTTGGCAGCTTCGAGGGCCTTGTTGTAGCCGGCCTCATCGAACACGTCTTGGCCGGGGTTGCCGTAATAGCCGCCCTGGTTGGAGTCTTCGCCCTGCCCCGCGCCGGGCACCCACATGCTGGAGGCGCCCTTCTTGGTGAACTGCTCGCGCGTGGGCATCGCCGTCGCGCCCGTGCCGCCGGAGCCGATGCCGAACTTGGCGTTGATCGCATCAACTGCGGCCTGCACCTTGTCCTGGCGCGCCTGTTCGTCGGCGCGCATCTGACCGGCGCCGCCGTCCCCACCCTTGTACAGGCGCTTGTCTTGGAATCGCGGGTCGTGGCGCGGGTAGATCAGCATGGCATCCTCACCGTGTCGTAGGTGTGCGAGAACCCCAGGGGGCGCAGCATGCGCGTCATCGCCGGGGCGCAACTGGCCTCGATCTCGGTTGCTCCCGATTCTTTCGCCCACGCAACAAAACTGGGCCAGAAAGTGCCGGCCACCTGGGCGAGGTTGCTGCCCGCCAACGCGATGACGTTCAACACCGTGCGCCGCGGGTAGTAGCGGAACTCGAAGACCATCGCCATCACCGGTCTCTCGCCCTCGTACAGCACGCCGGCCACGGCCTGGCCATCCCGGCACAGCTCCTCGAGATCGTCCAGCGTGAACTCCCCCCGCGCCGCGCCCAGCACCGGCTCGAGCAGCCTTGCCGCCGCAGGCCAGTGCTGCGACAGCAGCCTTTGCGAGGTTAGGAACAGCGGGGTCACGATGCGATCGGCTCCCAATAAAGCGTCAGACGATTCACCGTGGCCTCGATGTCGGCGCGCCCGATGAATCGCAGCTTGAACTCGGTCGCGGCCACCTCCAGCGGGACCACCTCGCCGTTGTAGGTCCAGCCGCCGTCGTTGCTTCCGATCGGGATCGACTCGGCCAACACGCCGTCGCGGTTGCCGGCCTCGGCGATGTAGACCTCGATCGTGTCGATTCCGACGCCATCGAAATCAATCCCAGTCAGCGCCTTGCCCTTTCCCGGCTGACCGAAATCCAGCCACTGCGTCATGGCCTCCACGCTCTGGCTTTCGGTCGAGACCTCTCCGTCTGCGTAGAAGACATCCGGGTTGAGCGCGTGCATGTAGCCGTCCTCGCTCTTGCGCACGTAGACGACATTGCCGAGCGTGGCCATGGCGTACAGGTCGCCGCCTCCCAGGCCGTGCCAGCCCCAGGCATTGAGCTTGGCCTGCCGACTGAAAGACCAAGCGGCCCAGCCGAATTCGCCCGCGACGCTGGCCGGGCGGAACGGGCGCGGCAGCCGCGGCGAGGATGCGAGCGGGCGGGTAGCGAGCAGGCCGGTTCCCAGCATCTCAGTGGCTCCATGCGCCGGGTGCGGCGATCCAGTATTGCGACAGCGGCGTGGCGGCCATCGCCAGCACAGCCGGCTCCAGCGCCCCAAGGGCAAAGCGGGTCGTCTGCACTGGGCTCTTGGTGATCGCGCGCACCGGTAGGCCCACGTCCACATCGGTCGGGAACAGGGCATTGTTCGGCGTCGTGAGCGAGCGGACGCCGGTCTCGGACTGGAACAGCTCGTCCCCGTTGAGGGACACGATGCTGCGATGGTGGCGCGTTCCCACGCCAGAGATCACGCGGTCCAGCGCCATCGCGGTCGGATCCGGGTCAACGTTCCACAGCTGCACGGACTGATCGCCGTAGACCGACAACTTGCCTTGGTACTGCCCGAGGCCGTAGGCGCGCTGGCTGCCGCCGAAGTGCTGAGAGATGGGCAAGAATCCCGCATTGCCAGCCGTTGTCCAGTCGGTGGGATCACCCACCTTGCAGAACTTGACCGTCTGGCCGTCATCGGAGATCGCATACACGCGGTTCTGAATCGTCACCATCGCCCCACTCTTGGGGCAGTTGGCGTCCGCAATCGACGCCGCACTGGCTGCACCGCTCACGATCCCGAACAGGGTGGCAAAAGTGTTGCCCGAGCCGTCCGCCTGGATGGCCAGGAAGCCCTCCTTCCAGCGCGTCAGGCCAATCAGCCGGCAGCGCGACGCTTGACTGAAATCGCCCCCTGTTCCGGTGGAACGGAAGGCATACAGCACCTTGTCGCCCGTGTCCGGGTTGATGATGTCGCTGATAAGACCCGTGCTCGAGACATTCCAGCAGGAGAACACCCAAAGGTAGCCGCCGTTGGCCTCCAGGCCCTTCCACTGCGGGCCGATCTGCACGGCGCTGGCGGTTTTCTTGACCTTGGCGCGCGAGCGCAGCCAGCCGCCGGGCTGGACGTCCATGTTGCGCATGGACGAGAGGCTGTTGGCCGGCGAGACGGTGGAGGGCCGCGCCAGCAGCAGGCCGCCGTCGAAGCGATCTAGAGTCAACGAGGGCATCGCGTCACGCCTTGATCTCGCGGATCGTCCAGACTTGGCTGTTCGCGGCTACCTGCGCCGAGGCAGTCGAATAGCGTGCGCGCAGCAAGAAGCCGATGGTTGTCAGCGCGGCATTGGCAAGCGTCGCGCGGATCACACATGGCGCCTGAGACTGCAGGTTCGCCCCGCCCGCCGAAACCGTCCCAAGCGTCTGCTCGATACCGATGTCTGCGGCAGCCGTGCTGTTGAAAAGCCGGAACCCGCCAGTGGAGTTCAGGCCAGCACCCGCCGCCAGCACAAGCCCGTTGAACGCCACATCAATCACTATCGTGCTGTTGGCGCTCTTCGGCGTGATGTTCTTGGTCGAGGCCGTGACGTTCGTGAGCACGTTGCTCGTGGTGCTGGCGCCGGCATCGGTCAGGACCACCTCCTGCAACACCGTGCCTGCCGGCGCGATCTGGGCGCCCCAGTTCACGAGGTCATACCTTTGCAGGGTGATACCCACGTTCTTGCTGCCGGCCGCAAAGTTCACTGCCGCCCCGCCGTTGGACGAGCCGAGCACGGTGGTTCGCGTCAGCGTGTTGGCCGCCGAGTAGGTGCCGATGCCGTACTCATAGTCGCCCGTGGGCAGGCCCACCGAGTCGATCGCCTCGATGAAGTACGACAGCGTGTCGCCCACCGCGCAGACGGCGTTGAATCGGCGAAAACCCGTGATGGCGGCCGCCAGTGCAATCTCCCCTGTTCCGGTGCTGGTCGTGGTCTCAAGTACGCGGTCTTGTGGTCCGATGTATGCCATTCTTCAATCCTTGCTTGTCACGGGCGCCAGACCCGGTAATCGAACACGGTCAGATCGCCCTCACCGCTGACCGGCTCCACGCCGAGCTCCACGGAGGCGAGGTACTCATTGCCCAGGCCCCAGGCCACGCCGCGCTGGTCGTAGCGCGTGGAGACGTAATTGATGATGGCGGCCAGGTCGATCTCGCCCGGCGCGACGGGGAAGGCGTCCGGAACGAAGGCGATCATCTTCCAGCCGCGGCGGGGCTGGCCGGTTTCTACGTTCGTGTAGTTGCCAGAGAGGTCGCCGAAGTTGTATTGCAGGCCCGGGTAGACGCCGCCCGGACCCGAGCCGGCAAAGTCCCAGTTGCCCGTGACCGGATTGCGGCCCGAGTTCTTGGTGATGTAGATGTGGTACAGCTTGCCTGCGATGGTCTGCGAGTGGTCGTACCAATTGGGATTGCGCCCGCTCGGGTGCGAGCCGTAGCCGCCCCAGTTCGTCAGCGGGATCATGATCTCGTGCGTGATGGACGAGGCTGCAAAGCCCAAGTCCTGCCCCGGCGCGGACTGCAGCCAGATGTCGAAGG